GCTCCGTACAGGCTCTGGGCGGATCAGGGATGGCTGCGTATATGCGAAGGCGCACAGGTCAACTACTCGGACGTAACAAAATGGTTTGTGGAGATGGTCAAGGTTTATGACATCCGTCCGTTCTGGATATGCTACGACAGAGCACTCTCCGGATACTGGGTTCCTGAAATGCAGGATTACGGATTCGAGATGGAAAAAACCGCTCAGGGACCATATACCTGGAACCAGCCGATGCGTGAAATGGGTGCAGCGTTCGCAGAGCATAGAGTTGTTTATAATAACAATCCCGTCCTCAGATGGTGCCTGCTGAATACAGCTGCAAAGAAAACAAAATCGGACTCGCTGGAAGTAATGCAGCCCGTTAAGATACAGACGAACCGCAGAATAGACGGAATGGTCAGCCTGCTGAACGCATGGGTGGGCTTCGTAAAACACCAGGATGATTATTCAAGATATATACGATAAAAGGAGCGAAAGAATGGGCTGGCTATCAAAGTTTTTTAATTTATTCAAGCCTAAAACCGCATCAAGCCTGACCACTTACACCTTCGGAAGAGGATATTCCGGGCGATACTATTTCGACGCATGGGAACAGGACATCTTCCGGGCGATAGTGGACTGTATAGCGACTCATGCGGCAAAGGGCAAGATACGGCATGTACGACTTGACAGCGACGGACAGGTAAAGACTGTTATCCATAATTCAGAATATGCGAAACTGCTGAACATCAAACCGAATCCGATCATGTCAGCCTATGAGTTCAAATACTGGTTTTTCTCACAGCTGGAAACAAAAGGCTTGGCAGTTGCGTACATCAAATGGATCACTGACGGCAGCAGGGTGGTGCCCGATACGATATTCCCGGTATCTTACAGCTCGCTGGATATCCGTGAGCTGGTGGGCGGAGGCTATGCGATAGAATTTGACGACTATGAGAGCGTGCATAGGTTCCTGCCTCTGGAGGACTGCATAATCGTGAGGAAATACTACAACAATGACCTTGCAAAAGGAGACAGCAACTCTCCCATCTATGCGGTGCTTGATATGGAGCACGCATCGGACGAAGGCTTTATCGAGTCCCTGAAGACTGCGAACAAGGTCAGGGGAATACATAAACACAAGATGGCGATGCTCGCTGATGATGACATCAAGAAACAGAGCGATGCATTCGAGGCGAGGTTTAAGGATGCGGCTGAGAATGGCGGAATAGTCACTCTCGACTCTATGGAGGACTTCGTACCCATCAACCTCACCAACTATTCAGCGAATGCAGCACAGATGAAAGAGACTGCCAACAGAATATACACGTACATGAGGACTCCGGAAGAGATAGTCCAGAGCAGATACAGTGAACACGTGGGGCAGGCCTGGTACGAATCAGTTATTGAACCGCTGTGGGATGCATTTTCGCAGGCTCTGACAAATGCCTGCTTTACACAGACTGAAAAGAACTTCGGAAACCGTCTCACTGTATCCGGCGGAGTAATGATGGGAACATCACTCCAGACCAGGATAAACATTATCGCCCAGTCGAAGGAAATAGGCATCCTCAGCATAAACGAGCAGAGAGAGCTCCTGGGATATCCGCCTGTTGAGGGTGGTGACAAGCGTCTGGTATCGCTCAATTATATCGATTCTGAGGATCAGAGCGAATACCAGAGCGGCAAGAAAGACAAGAATGACAACGGAGATTCCGGAGGATCCGGAACGCCGCCGACATATAAAGAACCTGCAGAGGGAGGAGAAGAATAATGCCTGAGAGGATTGATGAAAGTAAACTGACGGAAAGGAAGAACCTGACAGAGAGACGTTTTGAGTTTCAGGTGCGCTCGGCAGCAGCCGAAGACGGAAAAGGCGAGGAGCTGTATGTTGAAGGCTATGCCTCAGTATTCGACAGCCCTACTGTCCTGTTCGAGTATGAGGGCAGGGAGTACAAGGAGCAGATATGCAGGGGAGCCTTTGAAGGCTGCCAGATGTCAGACGTAATATTCAACTATAACCATAGCGGAAAGGTCATGGCCAGGACAAGGAATAAGACTCTTGAGCTGAACATTGACGACACCGGTTTATTCGTCAGGGCAAGACTTGACGGTACCGAGGAAGGCCGCAAACTTTATGAGGAAATCAAAGGCGGGTATATAGACAGGATGAGCTTCGCTTTCCGGATAAGCGAGGAGTCGTTCGACAAGGATGAACTTCAGTGGAATGTACGCAAAATCAAGCGTCTCTATGATGTGTCCGCAGTCGATATACCGGCATATGATGATACAGTTATTTCGGCAAGAAAAGATTCTATCCTGGAGGCGGAAGCTCAGGAAAAGGAAAAACAGCTGGCGGAGGCCAGACTTGCGGAAAGAAGAACCGCTCTGATCGAAAGACTGAGCAAACACTAAACCACAGAAAGGAAAGAATCATTATGAACGAGAAGAGATTACGGGAAATCGCTCTCCGTAAGAGCGAACTTGCAAAGGAAGTAGAGTCAGCTGATGAGAAGCGTCTTGCAGAGATCGAGGCCGAGACTGCTGCACTCGAGAAGGAAGAGACAGAGATCCGTAAGAAGATGGATATTGCCGCAAGACTTAAAACAAACACACCTGAGCCTGTCAGAAGCACTGTTGAGGCTGAGGAAAGAGCCAAGACATTCGCAGAGACGAAGAAGACTACTATCAGCGTAGAGGAGACAAGATCAGCAATCTCCAAGAGAGCTACACTTGTTTCAGGCGGCACACTTGCAACACCTACCGGCGTTAGCGGCATCAATGACATGAATGACGGAGAAAGCTCCATCATTGATATGGTATATGTTGAGAACTGCGAAGGCATGGGCAGCAACAAGGTTGCTTATGTATCAGCTGGCATGACAGCAAGCTCACAGACAGAAGGCAGCGCAATCAATAGCGGTACCGCAAGCGATCCTACATTCGGATATGTTGAGATCCAGCCTACAAGCCTCGGTGTATTCAGCCAGATTTCAAAGCAGGCTAAGAAGCAGAGCCCTCTTCAGTACGAAGCTAAGACAAGGAAACTTGCTCTTCAGGCACTCCGTGCAAAGGCTACAGCTGCAATCATCGCAGCAGACCTCAAGGCTTCTACTCTGGTTGACGAAGTAACAGCAGCACTTGATGGCAGCAACAAGGGAACAGTCGGAGCTACCACACTTAGAGATCTCGTGCTCAGCTACGGCGGTGATGAGTATTCAGGCGGACAGGGCGTGCTCTTCCTTAACAAGACTGACCTTGTAGCTCTTGGTGATATAAGAGGCACCAATGAGAAGAAGGCTGTTTATGAGATCATCCCTGATGCAAATCCTAACACCGGTATCATCAAGGATGGCGGCTTAGCTGTAAAATACTGCATCTGTTCAGCACTTACCGCTTGCGCAGGAACTTCACAGAGCGCAACTGCTAAGCAGAGAACAATGGTATATGGCGATCCTAAGAACTTCGAGCTTGACCTTTTCAGTGCTTACGAAGTACGTGTTTCTGAGGACTTCGCATTCACAAGCCTTATGGACACCATTGTTGGTGACGTTGAAGTTGGCGGCAAGGTTAAGGTAAGCAAGGGCTTCGTAGCTCTTACCATCGCAAAGACCCCATAAGTAAGACCTTATCGGGGCTGACGATCGGGTCGCTTACTCTCACACCTGAGTTTGATTCGGACGTAACATCTTACACGGCCACAACCGAGAACATCAAGGACAAGGTTACCGCAACGCCTACGAGCGAAGCTGCCACCGTTTTGGTCAAACTTAACGGTGTGACAGTTGAAAACGGCAGCGATGTGACATGGGTACCGGACAGTGACGAAAACGTGCTGACGATCAAGGTTACTGGCGATGATGGTGATACCACATACACAGTAACGCTCACGTCAACATATGAGCCCGTAGCTAATACCCTTTCGGCGTTGGTTATTGGCGCAGCTCCCGGGCTGACCTTGACACCTGAGTTTGATCCGGACGTGACCAGTTACACAGCCACTACTTCGAATCAGTCAAACAAGGTGACAGCCACTCCTACATCCGAGGATGCACTCATAACGATCATGGTCGGCGAGACCGAGATCGAGAACGAATCGAGCGCAAGCTGGTCAGAGGGTGAGAACACTCTGGCAATCACAGTTACCGGGGATGATGGAGATAAGACATACACAGTAATAGTAACAAGAGAGAGCTAATTCCAGAAATGGTTAGCGGTGCCGGAGCGGAAGGTAAACCCCTTTAGGCTCCGGCACATATAAAGGAGATTGACTATGGCAGTACTGGATGATGTAAAAACTGCAATGAGGATAAGGCATGAGGCTCTTGACGATCTGCTGATGAAACAGATAGCAACGGCGAGGGCTAAGATGGTGCGTGCCGGTGTTCCCGAAGATGTGGCGAACGATGATGACAATGCCTGCGTAGCGGATGCCATTATCACATTCTGCCTGATGCGGAACGCTGACACTATAACCGAATCGGAGCAGTATTTCACGAGCTGGCAGTACCAGCTCGACTGCATAAGAAAATCTACCTTCGACGGAGGTGACTGAGATGTACAACGAAGTGATAACACTGCGGAGCTACACTGAGACCACTGACGATTATGGAATAACAAACCGAACCAATAAAGACAGGGAAGTCTTTGCACAGCTGAGGAGCATCGGCCAGAGCGAATTTTACCAGGCGCAAGCTGACGGATTAAAACCGGAGCTTAAATTCATCCTGGCCGATTATCTTGACTACCAGGGAGAGAAGGAAGTTCTCTACGACGGCAAAAGATACAGCGTACTCAGGACTTACAGAGACGGACACAAGATAGAACTAACCGTATATGGAGTTGATGACGAATGGGAGTACCAAAGTCTGTAACTAAATTCTCAAAGAACGGCGTGACATTCACATCGAACGTGGAGTACTGCCAGTACACCATCCAGGAGCTGACAAGGGCAGCTCTGAAGGATGTAGGAAAGTTCGTGTGCAGACAGTGCAATTCGAACGCATTCAAGCTCTGGAAGGGCTTGCGTGTGAATGGAAAGATGGCGAACAGGATCAAAGGTGGAAAGTCCGCATTCCAGTACTGGGTGCGCTCTCGCTCCTGCGATCTTCAGGTAGGAATAAAGCATAAGACATGGTATGGCGTAGATCAGGAACTCGGTACATCGAATATGCCTAAAAGAGCAATACTCAGGACTAATGTTGAGAGGAACATCAAGACGATAGTCGAAATCGAATCTAAGTATC